ATTTGATATTGTGCCAGATTGATGAAAACGCTCAGCCATTTTCTGCATTTTGATGAGTCGATTATTATTCATTATATGTTACCTCGATTAATAAATCAGATGATATACCCGTCATCTTTCAAGTTGCCTCTTTGTTGGCTGCACTCTCTCACCCCGGTCACATAGTTATCTATGCTCCCGGGGATTCGCTCCCTTGCCGCCGCGATGCATCTTGAAATCCATAGGGTATAAGTTGTCTTCAAGATTACTATTATTGATATTAACAAATTTTTTGGCTAATAGATTATAAACTTTCAACAGTTTATTGGGAATATCTTGAGTTAGTGAATTGTTGTCCATGAAATCTGCGAAATCATCAGTGGTAAAAATTTTCATTGAGAGTATTTATTATTAAAATTATAATTAGCCAAATGTGATTATATTTTTGGGTGTTAAAAGTATACTGGATAATTATTTTTCAAATAATTTAAGGTTAATAATAAAGTTTTCTCCTATGTTTACTTGGATTAAGTATATAAAAACCAATTAATATTGAGGTGATTAATTAATTGGTTATGATGAACTTTATTGGATATATATTCCATAAAGCTTGATAATACATGAAATAAATTCCATACAATATATTCCACTATCCAATAATTTTAATTTATTTACAAGTTGGGATTTATATCTAATATTGTCGACGGAATAGATATAACGTTAATTTAAGTTTTGATATGTGAAACGAGTTCACGTAATCCATATCATATTTTGTCGCACACTGTATTAAGTTTCAAACAACGCATGGTTATTTAATTTATAAATTAAGAGGTTTAATATGTCTATTGAAAATACCGATATAGCTGAACAAACAACTGGTAAAGATTCAGTTGTACTTGGACATGCAGAAGCGCCGGCAATACATTCTATCGCAATTGGTGCTTCACCCCGAAATTCTAAAACCATCAGTGAAGCGGCTATTGCCATTGGGCAAAATCAAATTGCGGGTAAACAAGGTGATACGAAAGTCATTTGGCCTATTGCGATTGGGGCTGATTCTGTATCCAATGGCTTGGCTTCTATCGCTTTGGGACAAAAGGTGACGGCGAGTGCGGCTCAGGCCGTGGCGATTGGTCAACACGCTTCTGCAACAGAAAAAGGGAGCATTGCATTAGGTGCAGATTCTATTGCTAATAAACCGAATGTTGTTTCTGTAGGAAAAACCGGCCATGAACGTAAGATTATACATGTTGCGGCTGGGGAGATTTCAAATCACAGTACTGAGGCGGTTAATGGTCAGCAGTTACATGCTGAATCGGCAAGGATTGATATATTATTAGATGCAAAGAATAAGGAATTGGAAGAGAAGGTTCAATCTCTGGAAAGTGATATAGCTAATCTTACTCTGCTGGTTCAAAATAGTGTGGATGATGTTGCATCATTGAAGAAACGACTTCTCGATGCGTTGAATTATTAATATCTGTTGGTTGTTATTTCATATATTCTTGGCTATTAGGCTGAGAATATATGATAAATGATTTAGTAGCAGAGTTTTTATTTATCGATTGCTTATTTACCTCCAATATTGAATCTCTTAGGCTAATAAAAGCCAGCTTGGAAACTGGCCTTTCACGCATCGGTTAAAAAGCAGACTTACAGAAAGCAAGGTGTTGACAAGTAGACAACGACACTATGAACACTTGATATGAAAGATGTAACAGATTTCATGATGAATTCTCTTTATTGGTAAAGTGTGATTTGTTTCACGAAAATCTAAATTGTGGCTGAGATTTTAATCAGAAAAACTTCAGAGTCAAGCAGTTTTTAAAAATTATTTTAAAGATTAAAATAATTTTGTGTCGGGTGTTTTAGGTGATGAAGTGAGCGTATCTTGCGGGGAGAGGATACCAAGCGATATGACTGACAATTGCTTTTAAGATTACAAATGCAGTTGGCAGTTGTTACATGAGAGGACAATGGAACATGATAGCTAAGCAGTCGTTATCGGTTTGGCATCAATCTAGTGAGACAAAGCCGTATTGAAAGGGTTTAAAGATACTCCTCTCATTTTTGATGTTAATTAGTTTAAGCCACCAAAGTAGAAATAAAGTTATATGATTTTGACATATTATTGAGAAGGCGCAGTCTATTTAGACTGCACTTTGATCCAATAAAAAATCGTGTAAAAAATAGAAAATGTGTTTACAACAATGTTAAAAGTACCTCTGTACTATAATAAATTTATTTTCATCCATTTTAATTGATGAGTTGTAATAAAAATACTTGTGATTATTGTTTTTATATTATTTATTTAATAAATCTGAAAAAGAGGCAACTTGAAAGATAGCGGGTATATACCGTGGTTTTATTTGTGCTGGAGTTATAATGCTAAAAAATTTAATTTGGAATATGAAATATAAAATAAGTAATGACAAAGTGAAATAATTTTAGATGTTGAATATGAATGCTATGAATATATTCTCAGTTGAAGTTTGTTGGTTTTTTTCTTGCCGTCAATGATATAAAAATAATTATTCTTCTAAGTTAGAAGAACATTTTATTATTATTTTTATGAATTAAACTATGGCTGCTGTAAATTATGAGTGATTACTTTAATAATAATTCAATATATTAATTATAATATTTAATCTAAGGGGTGTATATGAGTACTAAAAATGATTTTAAGGCTTTTTCTATTAGTAACAATGCTAATGTAGTGAGTCAAGAGAAGTATGAAAAAGATCAGAGTTTGCAGGCGGGGTTTCCACCAGATAATATTACGAGTAATCTGCTAAACAAAGTATTACGTCAATCGTCAACAATCGCATCTGTCGTGGCTAATTTTATTGCGACACAATCTGGCGGTGATGTTCTGGATGATGGAGATGTAGCTAAACTTACCGAGCAATTAAGTAAGGCTTTAAAACAAAAAATTACAACAGAAGTTCCTAATGCTTCATTAACACAAAAAGGCATTGTTCAGCTTACTAATGTACTGGGCGATAGTGACACATTAGCGGTTACGCAAAAGCTTGCTCAGGAAATAGTAAACTCATTGCGTGAAAGTATTAATGCTAAGGTATCCAATACCCGAAAAATTAATGGAAAATTACTGTCTGAAGATATCACCATTACTTCTCAGGATATTTTGGGTGGGCAGGCGATTAGTTTAGGTGATAAGGCAGATTTAAATAGCTACAAAATACCGGGAATTTATCATCAAGAATATGATGCTCATGCCAAAAATGGCCTTAATTATCCTGAATTTCTTGCCGGCGCTCTTGTTGTATTGAAATCGGCTGGGACGGTTCAACGCTATTTTGTCTATAATAGTAGTCGAGTATATACACGTAGTCAGTTTCATGATAATCCGTGGACACCTTGGACGAGAGAGTATAATACGCTGAATAAACCGACGGCTGATGAGATTGGCGCATATACAAAAATAGAATCTGATTCTCGATATATTGCGGGAATTCGCAGGGTGAATGGAAAATCTTTAGCTACGGATGTCACTATTACTTCTCAGGATATTTTGAATGGGCAGGCAATTAGTTTAGGTGATAATGTAAATTTGGATCACTGTAAAACACCAGGGATTTATTATCAGGATTATAATGCTCATGCTAAAAATGGCGTCAATTACCCTGAACCGCTTTCGGGTTCGCTTATTGTGTTGAAAGCGGCTGGAATTATTCAACGTTATTTTGTCTATAATAGTAGTCGTGTATATACACGTAGCCAATTCCATGATAATGCTTGGACACCTTGGGCTCAAGAATATAACACATTGAATAAACCTGCTGACAGGGTTATTAGCGGGTATACAAAAGCAGAAGTCGATAACCTCGTTAATGCTAAAGGAAATAAAAATACAGCGTTGAAATCAGTGAATGGTTGGTGGAAGTGTGGGGATACAGGGGTAATTTATCAGTGGGGGATTGTAAATTGGGCTGCACATGATACACCAGTTAATTTTCCTATTCAGTTTCCTAATGCTTGTGTAAATGTTTCGTTAACATTAAGTGATAAATCTAACCTGGAATCATCATATAATGTTGTTGCAAGACAATTGTCTGTAACAGGATTTAGTTATTGGGCATACGAGACTGAAAGCTCTGCATTCTGGTTTGCAATAGGATATTGATATGTAATTTGCAATGCAAAAATAGATGTTTTTATTTTTGAATTTCCTCTCAAAATAATATGATTCAATTTGAGGATTGTATATGAGTGCCAAAAATGATTTTAAGGCTTTTTCTATTAGTGATAACGCTAATGTAGTAAGCCAAGTAAAGTATGAAGAAAACCAGAGCTTACAGATTGGATTTCCACCAGATAATATTCCGGTTAATCTGTTAAATAAGGTATTACGTCAATCGTCAACAATATCATCTGTGGTAGCTAATTTTATCGCGACACAATCTGGTAATGATATTTTGGATGATGGTAATATAGCTAAACTTACCGATCAACTAAATAGGGCCTTAGAGCAAAAAATTGCAGCAGAAGTTCCAAATGCCTCATTAACACGAAAAGGTATTGTTCAGCTTACCGATGTAGTGGGTAATAGTGATACATTAGCGGTTACGCAAAAGTTGGTTCAGGAAATAATAAATTCATTACGTGAAAGTATTAATACCAGAATACCAAATACCCGAAAAGTTAATGGGAAAGTATTAACTGAGGATATTAATATTACTTCTCAGGATATCCTTGCTGGACAGGCGCATAGTTTAGGTGACAATGCCAATTTGGATAATTATAAAATACCGGGGATTTATCACCAAGAGTATAATGCTCATGCCAAAAATGGTAATAATTACCCTGAGTCGTTCGCTGGTTCGTTGGTTGTATTGAAAGCGGCCGGGGTTATTCAACGTTATTTTGTCTATAACAGCAGTCGGGTATATACACGTAGTCAATTTCATGAAAGCCCGTGGACGCCTTGGACGCAAGAATATAACACACTGAATAGACCTACTGCTGGAGAAGTGGGAGCATATGCAAAAGCAGAATCTGATGCTCGATATATCACAGGACTCCGAAAAATTAATGGAAAAGCGTTAGCTGCGGATATCAATATTACTTCTCAAGATATTTTTGCCGGGCAGTCGATTAATTTAGGTGATAACGCGGATTTAAATAGTTATAAAATACCTGGGATTTATTATCAAGAGTATAATGCTCATGCCAAAAATGGCACGAATTACCCTGAGCCATTCGCTGGTTCGCTTATTGTGTTGAAAGCGGCGGGCGTTATTCAACGTTATTTTGTTTATAACAGCAGTCGGGTATATACACGTAGCCAATTCCACGATAGTCCGTGGACGCCTTGGGCGCAAGAATATAACTCGTTGAATAAACCTTCTGACAAGGCTGTTGGGGAGAATATGGAAGCAGAATCTGATAATATCTATGCTGCAACCAAAGAGGAATTAATACAGCAAGCAGAACATGAGAAGTCTCAGTTATTGACTAAAGTTAATAATCTTATCGCTCCACTACAAGATGCTGTTGATTTAGGCGTTGCTTCCGAAGCAGAAAAAGCCGCTCTACTGGAATGGAAGAAATATAGGATAATATTGAGCAAAGTTGATATTTCATTGGCTCCTGATGTTGAGTGGCCGGAGCAGCCGAAATAATGAAAAAATGGTCGGAATAAACAAGTCATTCAGGATTATGGAATGATGGGATTATTGTTCGTGCCAGCGGAGTATTTATTATTTAAAATTATATAAAAATAGTTACTCATTTTAGTTATAAAAATATTCCATTATTATTTTTATAAACTAGACTATTATCGATGTGAGTTGAGAGAAATCATATTTAGTGATAATTCAATCTGTTTATTATGAAATCATGTTATTTAAGGAGATGTATATGAGTGCCAAAAATGATTTTAAAGCTTTTGCTATTAGTGATAAAGCTAATGTGCCCAGTCAACAAGAGTATGAAGCATATGCAAGGTTGCCTGTTGGGTTTGAAGACGGACAGTATATTCCTAATCACATGTTAAATAAGGCATTACGTCAAGCATCAACTATATCATCTGCTATAGCTGATTTTATTGTGACAGAATCTGGCACTGATGTTTTGGATGATGGCAATGTAACTAAAATCTCCGCACAATTCAAAAGCGTATTAGACAAAAAAATTGCCAAGTGTTGTAATCTTAATGTGAATACGGCTAATAAGGTTGTGAACGGTTGGTGGAAATGCGGTGATACTGGAATAATTATTCAATGGGGCCAGGCAAATGGCTGTGGGGCGATAAATGATTACAGATACTTCCCGATTCCATTCCCTAACGCTTGTTTCCAGATCGTTGCAACATATTCTGAGTTTGAAAATTCTGGCACTGGAGTTGCTGCTTTACCTATTTCTGCAAGCCAATTTATTGTAACATGTAGAAATGGTGCATCCCAGTTAGCAGGTAATTTTGTAAGATATTTGGCGATAGGATATTAATTATGTATTTTTATAGTGCAAAGACAAATTCATTCTATCCTATAGAATTGAAACAGAATTATATTACTTCTGGTTCATTGCCAGATGATGTTATTGAGGTTAGTCTTGATATTTATCAAGAATACGCCGCGAATAATGCACCGGAAGGAAAATATCGTATAGCTGGTCAGAATGGTTTACCGGAATGGGCTGATATTCCTCCACCAACAAGAGAAGAATTGCAGCAGTATATTGAAAGTAAAAAACAACAATTTATTGTGGAAGCCAGCCAGCAAATAGCACCATTACAAGATGCTGTTGATTTAGGGATTGCGACTCAAGAAGAGGAGGCGGCTCTGTTGGTATGGAAGAAGTATAGAGTAATGCTGAATAGAATTGATATTTCACAGGCTCCTGATATTGAATGGCCGGAACAACCAAAATAATAAAAGTGGCCTGAATAAACAGGCCATTCTTATAATGGTTTTGTTAACATGGGTTAACAAATTTGACTTGAAATCAGCATATAATATTGTTGTAAGATAATTGCTTATAACGTGATTTAATTATTAAATATGTCCTAAGTAAATCTCTACGTTTTGGTTTTTAACAGAATATTGATATATGTTTACAGTGGAAAAATAAATGATTTTTATTTTCAGTTGTTATCCTAAGCCGACATTCCGCACCGCATTCGTAATTTGTTGTTTTAATTAAGAATTAATAAATGAATAAATTTTATACAAACGATTTTAAATCAGTACATTACAGATATAGCTGCGGAATGACAGCTAAGACCACCTCTTGGCGAGGTGGTCTTTTACTCAGTCCATTTTGTTGGTGTTATAATTAAAATACTTTAATGTTATGTTCGTAACTTAAAAAAAGAATTGAAGGTGAAATTTAAAGAAATGAAAAATATTAATTTATGAAATTGAATATAATGAGTTTTGGAATGTTTTGATTATAATTCGGCGGCTATTGATTGTTGCCAATTATATAAAAATAGTTAATCTTTTTAGTTATAAAAACATTTCATTGTTGTTTTTATGAATAGTCTATTATTGATGTGAATTATGAGAAATCATCTTTAGTGATAGTTCAATATGTTTATGATGAAATCATGTTATTTAATTTAAGGAAATGTATATGAGTGCCAAAAATGATTTTAAAGCTTTTGCTATTGTTAGCAATGCTAATGTTCCCAGTCAACCATTCTATGAAGCATCTACGGATTTGCTGAAAGGGTTTCCAGACAAGCAGGTTATTGATAATTACATATTAAATAAGGCATTACGTCAAGCATCAACTATATCATCTGTTGTAGCCGATTTTATTGCGACAGAATCTAACAGTGATGTTTTGGATGATGGTAATGTAGCGAAACTTACTACGCAATTAAATAAAGCATTAGAACAAAAAATCAAAGTAGAATCTGATAATCGATTTATTCGGTTAAATACGAATACAAAAACATCTGGTTGTATTTTATCTAAGACAGCAAATGTATTTGACGATCAATCTCTGCGGGATTTGTCATTGTCAGGTTTCTTGCGTCCAAATGGTTGGGCGGACTTAGGTGGTTTGGCAATTCATGTAGCTCACCCTAGTGCGGGGATTCAGCACTCAAGAGGAATTTCGTTTGAATACGGTAGTACATCTGGAGGTCAGGAGGGGTTTGGAATACATACGTATGCATTTGACAAAGATGGTAAGTTTAAAGGTAAAAAAAGAATTTTAACGGAAGATGATCGTAATAAAGCGATATTATCAGTAAATGGATGGTGGAGATGTGGTGATACTGGAATGATTTATCAATGGGGTAATGTACCTATTGGTGATAATCAGGGAAAAATTGTGAACTTGCCTATTTTATTTCCAAATGAGCTCTTATCGCTTCATGTAACGGCTATTTCATCAGCACCAAATAACAATACTGATGTAACTTCTGCTTATGGAAAGCCATTAAATAAGTCTCAGATACATATTTCTGTTTCATCAAATTACAATAATAATGGTATAAGTGGTGTTTATTTTTTTGTTATTGGTTATTAAGGAGAAGAAAGAATGTATTATTATAGTGCCAAAACAAACGGATTTTATCCAATAGAATTGGAACAGAATTATATTGCTTCTGGTTCATTGCCAGATGATGTTATTGAGGTTAGTCTTGATATTTATCAAGAATACGCCGCGAATAATGCACCGGAAGGAAAATATCGTATA